TGTATGGTATACTACTCGCGTTAGGTGTGGCAATGCCAAAGGAAACTAAATAATGATGCTTACTGGTAAGAATCAGATCAGGTACTTTCAGCTCGCGGCCGCGAAAGGCGCGATCAAGCTGGAGGCAATCGGTATGCGGCACAGCAGCGGTCGTTCGATCCGCAAGATGTACGCGATCGAGCTTGGATTGAAGCCTCGCGCACCTGCCGCCGAGGTCATCTCAGCCATTCAAACTGAAATGGACAACATCCTGAATGAATTGAGTGTAGTCAAGGGAGACGAAAATGTCTGATGAATACGAGAAGCGTCAAACGGCGCTGCGCCAGATCAATCAGTACTGGGGCGACAAGTACCCTGAGATTGTCCGGCGTCTGCTGATTCATCGTAACAAGGGCTGGACGAAGCCGCAGATGCTCGCAGCAATTAGCTTCTTGGGTGTGGAGGGCTATCCCGCCCACGCCCTGTTCGATCACATTGAAGACCGAAGGAGAGATTGATGCTTGACGATGAAAAGCGAGGCCGCTCACGACTGGGCGGCGCAACATTGACTGAGCGCGAAGTTGCGCGTATCAAGTACAACCTCGGCCGGGGCTATAAACCCCGGTCGATTGCTGATGCTTACGGAGTTGCAGTCGAAACTATCAGGCGACTGGCTCGAGGTGAAACCTGGTCTTGGGTTGAGCCGTCTCCCGACGGAGATGACTCCGTTGTCGAACTGACTCCCGAGATCCTTGCATCAGCTGAACGAGTGCGTGCGCTTGCTGGCTTGACACTCGCAGACAACTTTAAGAAGGAAATTGAGAAAGAAATAGAAGTTGATAAGGCACTCGATAAACTGCAGGAGAGTCATTAATGAAGATTATCATTGAAAGCATACCGCACGATAAGCAACGGTATGATACGGTAGGTGATTACTGGGAAGAAACAGATGCCGCCGGCAACATCACTTGGCACATAAAGGTATCAGACACCGGCGATCTCGGAGAAATCGTCGCGATCGCGCTTCACGAGCTGATCGAAAAAACGCTGTGCAAATTTGATGGAGTCACAGACGCCCAGATTGATGCGTTCGACTTTAATTGGAAAGGTGACGGCGAGCCAGGAGACTCGCACGGCGCACCTTACCACGAACAACATAAAGTTGCTACGTACTTGGAAAGTGATTTTGTTTCTTGGCTCGGAAGGAGTTGGGGAGAATACACCGAGAGACTGGATTGCTTTGCTGATGGCAAGCCAGTTCGACCCTATTCGCTAGTTATGCCACGATACTTACAAAAAACTTAATTGACTTTTTTGTTTTTCTGTGCCATAGTTCGCGTGAGGAATCGGGAAGTCGCCTCAGTAAATAAAAGACCCCAGTTAATTGATTGGAGATAGCTATGTCTGATAATGGAAATGCCGCGAAGTCTGATGTCGTCCACATGACTGATGGGCGTCACGTTGAGTTCGTCGGCAAGCGGAAGATGCTGAAGGAGACCCACATCGAAGGCAATCATGTCTCGGTGCGGTTGGACTTCCGCAATGGTGAGACGCGCACCTTCCCGATCCCGCACGACCTCCTCCTGCGCTTCGCGGGTCACGGTGCTGAGCAGAAGCTTGGCGACGAGACTGCCGGCGTGGAAGACCCGGATGATATGGTCTTGGCAATCGACGATTTGATTGCTCGCTTGCATCGCGGCGAGTGGTCGGTCAAGCGCGAGGGTGGTTCGGGTGCTGCCGGTACCTCGATCCTGTTGCGCGCTCTCATGGAGTTCTCTGGCCGCAATGCGGATCAGGTCAAGGAGTTCCTGTCGGGTAAGAGCCAGGCCGAGAAGATGGCTCTGCGTAACAGCTCGAAGCTCAAGCCCATTGTTGAGCGTCTGGAAGCCGAGAAGGTTGCGAAGGGTTCGAAGGTCAACACCGACGAGCTTTTGGCTGGCCTCGGCTAAGGTTAGGCGGTTATGCGAGCGTAAGACGGATAGCCCCAAAATGCGCGGCTTCGCATAGTCGACGAGTCTATCTAGGTTTAGTCTCCAGAGATAGGCGGAAGGGAAGTTGATGTGCCCTAATCACATTGACTTCCCTTTTTTGCTAGCTAAATACGGAGGTGAAGTGGGAAAGCTGTTTACCCGCAGCACACAAGGTGCAAAACAAGGCCAGATGCAGGATCTGATAAAATCGGAAGACCCCATCTTGGCGCAACCTGCTTGGGTAGAAGAAATCAAACAAGAAATCAGGGCAATGGGAGACTTAATGCGACTGCGCGAAGCACTCGCTGTTGCCTATAGAGACATTGAAAGGCTGCGGATGGATCGCGATAAACTTATCCGATACCTGAAGCAAGAGAAAGATAAAGTTGTTGAGTTGGAAGAAGTAGTCAAACGTCAAATGAGGAAGTAAATATGGAAAGTATACTTTTGTGCTTGGATTGCGAAGAAACCTTCACGGAGCCGCGGGTCTATGTAGACCACACCAAGGTGCCATACGGCTCGATGTGGGTAGATATGGAATCAGACGCAGCTGAAACCTGCCCGTACTGCGACAGCGAGAACATGAAGGAAACGACTGAAGAAGAGCAGGACGAGCTCGATGAAGAAGCCCAGCGGTTCGCAGATAAAGCCGTCACAAAGTACAAGAAAGCCTGGAAGTTCTTGAAGCCAGATCGCGTGATCTCGCAGGAACTCGAGTTAGAAATCTGGATGGCATACCGCCAAGGTTACTTCTCGGCGTCGCGAAGGAGTACGAAGTAATGCTTGTGTTAACGCGAAAGCCTGGGCAATGGATTGCTATAGGCGACGACATCACGGTGTATGTCAGGGAAATCAACGGGAACCAAGTTAAGCTTGGCATTGAAGCACCTGATGATGTAATAATCGTTCGCAACGAGATAATCGGGAAATCAGACAATGATAATTATTAGAGTAGTCTTCTTTATCTTGTTGTATGGTTACTTGTTGTTACGCTGTTAATAATCTTTGTTGACATATGTCCACATACCGCGTATGATATGCGGACATAGCAACCGCTATGCAGTTAAGGAGACTTCGATGGAAACTGTAGACATCTCGGGCTTCCGTCCCGAGCACGCCGATTCCCACTTCACTTACAAGATTGCTGTGTATCGCAGCGTTTTGTACAAGTACCTCGCTGTCAAGGAGGTGCTTGAGATGGAGATGGACAGCACGCGCTTCGCTCGTGTTTCTGAGGTTATTGAGGTCAAGCTTCCCAAGGTTCCGCACGACGATCGTGTGGCCTTGGAGATCAGCGCACTCGAGGCTCGCAAGGCCGAGCTCGTTGATAAGTACTCTGGCGAGCTGCAGGAAGTTGAAGAGCAGCTTCAGCAGCTCCGGGCGTTGCCTTCGCCATGAGTAAGTTCCGCGACCTCGATCAGTTGCTCGAGCAGTCGTGGAAGACCCCGGCGGTGTCAAAGCCGCCGAGGGTTCCCAAAAAGCCAGAAGTTAAAATTAACTTTGACGCTGACCGATTCCGTTGGTACTTCAAGAATCGCGACGGCAAGACAATTGAGCAGTGGCGCAAACTTATTGATGAGGAGATGTTTAAGTGCGAAGAGCAAATATCATTAGACCTGTGAGCCTTCACACCACCATCCCTGAAGATGTGTGGACGAAGGTTTCTCTTCACTTGTACTCTGAAATCGAAGGTCGTGTACCAAAAGGAGCATACCAAAACTTGATCGTCCAGTTGCTCCGTGATTACCTAAACAACCTGGAGACCCCTAATGTCTAATCTGTTATCCCCCGAGGCCATGTCTCAGTTTGCTATATGGCGAACCAAAGCAAACGACGGCACGCTTACTCCCGGCGAAATGAAGCAAGCAATTATGATGCTTCGCGGCGCACGGCGAACTGCAGCCGCCGACAAGCCCGCTTCCCGCGCAAAAGCCAAAGGCCCTGCAAAGAGTGCCGATGACTTGCTTGGGGAGCTCGATGCGCTTTAAGGTATATCATCCCGACTTTGAGCAAGAGTGCCGCATCTGCGGTACAATGCCTTGCGTCATTGTCGAAGGCCATCCCCAACCAGAGACAGAACTCTGCGGCGCTTGTTTCTTCAAAGACAAGCTTATGGTGGACTGGGAAATTTGGAATAGTCAACCAGAAGATACTGAGTAATAATATGAGATACCCTTTCCCAAGTGTTCTTGATTCAAGTTCAATTGCTTCGTATAAGCAATGTCCCCAGTTATTCTACAAGACCACGCTTGCTTGCTGGCGATCGAAAGACCCGTCGGTTCACCTGCGTGCAGGTGGCGCATTTGCTGCCGGCATCGAGGCGGCTCGTACAGCGTTCTACGTCGACAACCAAGACGCTGAGAGTGCTGTGTCCCAGGGTCTTGTTACCCTGCTCCGTTACTACGGAGATTTCGAGTGTCCCGCCGACTCCCCTAAGTCAGCCGAACGCACTGCAGGTGCATTGGAGTATTACTTTGAACGCTACCCGCTATCGCACGATGATGCCTTCCCTATCGTTATGCCCAATGGCAAGCGAGGCATTGAGTTTAACTTCGTTCATCCTCTGCCTATCTCCCATCCAGAGACGGGCGATCCGATCCTTTACTGCGGAAGAATGGATGCGATACTCAACTATGCTGGCGGAGTCTTTATCTGCGACGAAAAAACAACTACGTCACTTGGAGCGTCCTGGTCTCGTCAGTGGGATCTCCGCAGCCAGTTTAGTGGCTATTCTTGGGGTTGTAAACAGTTCGGAATCAAAGTCGATGGCGTCATTGTTAGAGGAGTGTCTATCCTTAAAACTAAGTACGACACCCAAGAAGCCATCTCGTACCGCCCGGAGTGGCAAGTCGAAAGGTGGTTCGATCAGCTCTGTGGCTGGGTCGAAGCGATCATCCAAGACTGGAAAAACGACAAGTTCCGTCACAACCTTGACCACGCCTGTGGTGACTTTGGTGGCTGTGGATTCCGCAGTGCCTGTTCCAGCCAAGACGAGCAACCTTGGTTAGAGACTTACTTCGAGCGCAAGCGTTGGGATCCTTTGACCCGCACGGAGACAAAGCTGTGATTCGAACGCAAGAAGTGTGTTTCAACGGCAAAAGCCACTACGTCCATCGCGAGCATTCTTTTGGTGGTCAGACTCATATCGCCCGTAGCCATATGCTTGTTTGTCCTAAATGCCGCCAGACCTGGGCATGGCTTAAGTTTGTTGACGATACACTTTGCTGGCCGCAAGGACAGTTTTGTAAGGATTGTGGTGCCACAGACTACTGGCACCCAGTCCCCGGATCCCTTTTAGTCGAGGAGGGTTACGGGGTGATTGATGAGTCTTTACTCGACAAGCTCCCTCTTGAGTTACTACAGAGGGAATTCGAACTCCACATCAAGGCATACAACATATGACAGACAATTCGTTATTGCCAGGAGTAAACGTCCTGATCGAAGGGACGACTGGCACAGGCAAAACACACTGCATCGGTACTATGGCAGACGCAGGTGTAGAAGTGTTTTGCTTGTTTACTGAGTCAGGGGTGGAAACACTCCTAGGTTTTTGGACGGACAAAGGCAAACCAGTACCACCAAATGTGCACTGGCACGTTCTTCCCCGCCCAGCTGGGTCATTCACAACACTAGCCGAGTCAGCAAACTCAATCAACGTGATGACCCAAGAATCGTTACACAAGATGCAGGATCCTAACCGTGCAAAACACAACCAGTTTGTGGGCCTCCTTAGAGCCCTCGCTGACTTCCCAGATGACCGTACTGGCCAAAAGTTTGGAGCAGTTGATTCCTGGGGCCCAGATAGATGCCTCGTTATTGATTCGCTTACCGGAATCAACCCAATCGCACTTTCTCTCGTGGTCGGAGGTAAACCGGTTAAGTCGCAAGCCGACTGGGGCATCGCTCAAGACCAAATCGAAAAGCTTATCCGACAGCTCACAGACGGATGCCGATGCCACTTCATCCTCACAGCTCATGTTGAAAGAGAAGTTGATCAGGTCTTTGGTGGAGTCAAGATTACTGTCTCAACGCTTGGGCGAGCCTTGGCCCCCAAGATCCCCCCTATGTTCTCCGACGTCATCCTCTCCTACCGAGAAGGCACCAAGTTCCTCTGGAGCACCGCGAACGCGCAAGCCGACCTCAAAGCCCGCAACCTCCCCCTTGCGGAAGGTCTCCCCCAAGACTTCAAAGTCATCCTCGACAAGTGGCTCTCGCGCGGTGGCAAAGTCACGCAAAAAGTAGGGTAGTATGAAAACAATGTCTGACTTAGATTTAGAAAAGTCTATTCTTCTTGCTATCACTCAGGAAGCATATGAGAGCGACGAAGGCCGCAGCAGTCGTATTATTATGCTCCGCGAGCAGCGCGAAGGGTTTAGTGTGATTGTGACTGTAAACGCACACATCGTAACTTCCGAGCTAGCGCAATTGCTTATCTTAAACGAAGCAGTGCGTGTGCTCAAATCAGATTCGGAGGAAACACAGACTCCGAAGACCACCAACTAACCTGTGTATTCAAGGAAATCATCATGTCTAACTTCGATCCAAGCTCCTTTCTCGATGCAAGCATCACCGAACCAACCACCAAGCGTCTGGCACTCCCAGCGGGTATGGACTTCGTAGGCACCATTGGTGAACCGAAGGCTCGTACTTGGCAAGGCAAGACCGACCCGTCGAAGGGCGGTGTTGTCGTTGATGTTCCTGTCGAGATTGATATGAGCCAGTACCCTCAGATTGCTGAGCAGATTGGCAGCAACGGCAAGATCACTCTCACCGACGGTATCATGCTTGACATGACGCAAGCCGGTGGTATTGACAACTCGCCAGGTAAGAATGGCAAGCTGCGCCGCTATCGTGAAGCTCTCGGGATGAACAATCCCGGCGAGGCCTTCTCGTTCCGCGGTATGCAAGGCCGAATGATTCGTGTTAAGATCAAGCACGACACCTACGAAGGTGAGATCTACGATCGCATTGATAGTGTAGCAAAGGCCTAATTCTAGGCTATTGGGGGAGGGGCTCTTGCAGCCCCTCTCTTTTTATCTAAGGAACATATTATGTCAATTATCCCGGTGCATATATCTCACTTGCGAATTGCGGAGAAGCGACAGCGAAAGGAGTTTAAGCCAGAGTCTATCGTAGCACTGGCCAACTCGATCAGCACAATCGGCTTGATTCATCCTGTAGTTATTCGACTTGATGAAGATGGCAAGCCGCTGCTTATTGCGGGCGAGCGACGCATGAAGGCTATGCAATACGTCTGGAACTTTGGTCAGACATTCAAGTGCGCAGGTGTTGTGTACGAGGAACATATGATTCCTTGCATACAGCAAGGCGACTTGAGTGACATTGATGCCTTTGAGATGGAGCTCGAAGAAAACATCAAGCGAGAAGACTTGTCTTGGCAAGAGAAAGCCGCGGCAACGTCACAGCTATATGAGCTGCGTCGTCTTCAGGCAGAGAAGAGTGGAGACAAGCCGCCGACCATCGCAGACATAGCTTCCGAGGTTCGCGGCGACAGCGGCGGCGCATACAACCTCACTCGAGAAGAGATCCTCGTATCAAAGAACCTCACAGACCCGGACATCCAGAAAGCCAAATCAGCTACCGAAGCATTCAAGATCCTAAAGAGAAAAGAAGAGATCAAGAAGTCGGAAGCCTTGGGCGTGTCTGTTGGCAAGACGTTTAGTGCCGCCGTCCACCAGCTGTTCCACGGCGACTGTCTGGAAGAGATGAAGAAGATGGAAAGCGATACAGTCGATGTGTTCCTGACAGACCCGCCGTATGGCATTGATGCCCAGAAGTTTGGTGACTCGGGCGGCATGACTCCCGGCGCACACTTCTACGACGATTCCTTTGACACATGGAAAGAGTTGATGATGGGGTTCTCTTCAGAATCCTTCCGTATTGCCAAGAACCAAGCACACGCTTATGTGTTCTGCGACATGGATAACTTTGTAATCTTGAAGTCTATCATGTCTAACGCGGGCTGGAAGTGTTTCCGCACTCCGTTCATCTGGGTTAACCCTACAGCTATGCGTACCCCTTGGGTTGAGATGGGGCCTCAGCGCAAGTACCAAATCTGTCTGTACGCTGTGAAGGGGGATAAGTTAGTCACACGCATCTACCCAGATGTGATGACGTACACTTCCGACGAGAACTTAAATCATCCTGCTCAGAAGCCTGTTGACTTGTATGTTGATTTGCTGCGCCGCTCGGTAGTCCCTGGCAACGTAGTGATGGATCCTTTTGCAGGTAGCGGCCCAATTTTTCCTGCAGCGCATGAGATGAAATGCAAAGCAATCGGCATCGAGCAAAATGCAGCTGCATACGGCATCTGTGTTGAGAGATTGTCCTCACTTAAGTAGGAGGTTATATGGGAGTTATTGTCAGACCCAGTGGACCTATTCCAGCTCGGGTTATGATTGTGGGTGAAGCTCCTGGAGCTGATGAGGAGATGCGCGGGGAACCTTTCGTAGGTGCCTCGGGGCATGAGTTGTCTAAGATGCTGCATGAAGCTGGCATCAACCGATCGGAATGCTTTATCACTAACGTAGCGCGCGAGCGTCCTTTCGGAAACGACATCGGAAACTTTATTGCTGAGACAAAGAAAGACCGCACACCAGCCCATGTGCAGGTAAGAGACAAGTGGGTACTGAAGCCTATCGTAGACGGCATTGAGTTGCTGCGTAAAGAAATCGAAATGGTTAAGCCTAACATCATCATCGCTCTAGGGAATACCTCCCTCTGGGCTTTGACTGGTATGTGGGGCATTATGAAGTGGCGCGGCTCGATGCTAGTTTGTGACTGGGCTCCGCAGGTTAAGGTTATTCCTACCCTACACCCTGCTGCAATCCTCCGTCAATGGGAGAATCGTTCGATTGCTGTTGCCGATATTAAGCGTGCCGCGAGGTACCGCAACGGTGAGCCGTACCCTATTCCTGACTGGCGGTTTATTGTAAGGCCTTCGTTCGATCGAGCAAACAAGACGCTATATGCACTGCTTAACATCCTCGAAGACAACAAGCTTGAAATCTCATTTGACATCGAGACTCGCGCAGGTCACATTGCTTGTGCAGGTCTGTCGTGGTCTGATACAGAGGGTATCTGCATCCCGCTGATGTGCGTTGAGAATGACGAAGGCTATTGGCAGGAGCCAGAAGAAGCGGTTCTTGTTTACTTGCTTTACAAGATCCTCACACACAAGAATGTTTCTGTTGTCGGACAGAATCTTCTTTACGACAGTCAGTACACGTTCCGTCATTGGCACTTCATTCCTCGAGTAACCCAGGACACAATGATCTCGCATCACGTTGCGTTTGCTGGGTTGCCAAAGCGTCTCGACTACCAAGCATCTATGTACTGCAAGTACTATCGCTATTGGAAGGACGATTCAAAGAACTGGGATCCTAAGATGGGCGAGGATCAGTTATGGGTGTACAACCTCGAAGACTGTGTGCGTACCGCGGAAGTCGCCCAAGCAGAGCGTGAGACGATCGCCAAACTAAACCTGCAGGAAGTGGAGCAGTTCCAGCAGTCTATGTTCTGGCCTGTACTTAAGACTATGATTCGTGGTGTTCGTATAGACAAAGCCGGCCGCGCAAAGATGACGTCAGAGCTGCTCGAAGAACTCGCCAAGAGAGAGCAGTACTTCATCAACGTGTTAGGTCACGAACTCAATCCCCGATCGCCAAAGCAAATGATGGAGTTATTCTATGAAGACTTACAACTACCAAAACAACTCAAGCGAGGCACTGGTAAGCCAACGCTCGACGACGACGCGCTATCTCGACTTTGCTCAAAGGAGCCTCTTATCAAGCCGCTCGTCAAAGCCATTACTGAATACCGCTCCATCGGGGTATTCTTGGGAACATTTGTACAGGCTCCGCTCGATGCAGATGAGCGTATGCGGTGCTCGTACAATGTCTGTGGGACGGAGACTTACCGTTTATCTTCCTCTGAAAATGCGTTTGGTTCTGGGACTAACCTGCAGAATATCCCCAAGGGAATTGTCGCCAAAGATCCTGACGATCTTTCCCTTCCTAACATACGAAAGATATTTATTCCAGACCCTGGCTACACGTTCTTCGACATGGATCTTGACCGTGCGGATCTCCAGGTTGTTGTCTGGGAGGCGGAGGACAATGAACTAAAAGCTATGCTCCGCGAAGGCATAGACATCCATACAGAGAACGCCAAGACACTTGGCTGCTCTAGGCAGATGGCTAAGTCTTGGGTGCATGGTACAAACTACGGCGGAAGCCCCCGCACAATGGCTATCAACTGCGGTCTCACTGTTAAGGATGCCGAGCGTATGCGCGATCGCTGGTTTGCGGCACACCCCGGTATTGCTAAGTGGCATCGCCGAACAGAAAACCAACTACACGGAAGACGCTATGTCGAAAATGCCTTCGGTTACAGACGTTTCTACTTCGATCGAGTCGACGCTCTCCTCCCCGCGGCTCTCGCGTGGATTCCTCAATCTACAGTCGCCATCACTATCAACCGTGTCTGGAAAAATATATACGACAACTGCCCTTCCATCGAAGTCCTTTTACAAGTCCACGACTCTCTCGCAGGCCAATTCAAAACCAAAGAAACCGCAAAGTGTCTAGAACAACTCAAGCAAGCATCCCAAGTAATCATTCCCTACGCTGATCCTTTGATTATCCCAACTGGTATTAAGACATCCACGCTGTCGTGGGGAGATTGTGAGTAATGGCTCGAAATCATAAGGACTGGATTAATGCGTACATTGAGTATGCGTCGTTCTCGGAAGCACCTAAGCGTATGCACTTTTGGACTGGTGTTAGCACTATTGCTGGTGCCTTACGTCGTCGCGTTTGGCTTGATATGGCATACTTTAAGTGGTGTGCTAACTTTTATATTGTCATTGTTGCTCCTCCCGGGATTGTTTCTAAGTCTACTACCGTGGCTATCGGCATTGACTTACTCCGTAAGGTGCCGGGTATTAACTTCGGCCCACAAGTAGTAACGTGGCCGGCACTCGTCACGGCATTTGCTCAGGCCAACGAATCTTTCCAATGGGGAGATGAGTACCACAGCCAATGTGCGCTGACGCTCGAGTCATCGGAGTTTGGCAACCTCGTTAACCCACAAGACCGAGAGATGATTGATCTCTTAGTCACGCTGTGGGATTCCAAACAAGGTGGCTTTAAGAAGATGACGAAGGGTTCTGGTAGTGACGAGATCGAGAATCCGTGGATCAACTTGATCGCTTGCACTACACCCGCTTGGATCGCAGGTAACTTTCCTGAGTACATCATCGGCGGCGGCTTCACTTCCCGCTGCCTATTTGTCTACACCGAGGAGAAAGAGAAGTACATAGCCTACCCAAACCTCCATGTGCCAAAGGATCTCGAAAAGCAAAAGCTAGCCTTGATCCAGGATCTCGAGCACATCGCAGTAAATCTTGTTGGCAACTACTCCCTAACACCTGAAGCTATCGAGTGGGGTACGCAGTGGTATGAGTATCACTACAAAAACAAACCCGAAGGACTCGGTGACGACAGGTTCGGCGGCTACATCGCACGTAAGCAAACGCACATCCACAAGCTTGCGATCGTCTTGGCGGCTTCACAAAGAGACGAACTTACAATCACTGCGGATGACCTGGCACTTGCAAACACGATGGTAACTGATCTCGAGAAAGATATGCCTATGGTCTTCTCGAAGATCGGTCGCACGGAGGAGTCAATTCAAGCAGAACGCTTTATCAAGTTCATTCAGCAACACGGCGAAGTCCCATACGCAATCGCGTACAAGTATATCCACACGCACTTCCCCAGTGCAAAAGACTTCGACAACATCTTGGCCGGCGCTATCAAAGCCGGTTACATTGAACTTGATATGGTTAAGTTAGTTATCAGGTCAAGGAAGTAAATTGTGGCCGTATATCTCACCCGGTATGCGGCCACACTAACCTACGGCTGCCAACACGAAGTTCTAATAAATTCTTGCAGCGCCCTTACTTTGGCATCTGCATCACGTCCTGCTGTGACGGCTGGGGTTGGATCCCAGGTAACGAATCCCTGATTCTCTTTTCGTAGTTGGGCGGAGCTGTCAGTACCCACGGTATCTCCGCCTTCTTTCTTTCCGGCTCCTTGCACAGCGGCCGGTACATACACCCTGACAGGAGGAACAGGGGCAATAGGATTCTTAATAATTGACAGGTATGTTTCACTTATAGACTCCGCTTTCTTTCTGGCCTCTTCTTCTTTCTTTTCTTGCGCTGCCGCTTGTGCCGCCACTTCGCGTGCCTGTGCCTCGCGCTCTCGGGCAGCTCCGACGCCTCTCTCGTGGTAAACAAATCCTAAGATTAGAGCGACAAACAGTACCGCAACGGTTATCTTTTCTTCAAGGCTATTGAACATTTCTCATAGCCCTCCGTACCCGCGTGTACACAACCAGCAGACCAAGCAAAGCAAACGCATGACGCTCGAGCCAAATTACAGCTGGCCACTTAGGTAGATTGTTTACGATGTCCGGCCAGTTGTCTTTGATCTCGGCGGCACTCGCAATCAACAAGCCAACATACGTTGTAAGCTTATCGCGAGCTTCATTCCAAAACTTTTTTGACCATTGAATCATAACCCGCTCCGTAGTAACATGACCAAGGCAGGCCCACGCCTACCAACCTGTTTATACCAAGCTGAGCTTTGCAATTCGTTCGCGGCTGTCTCCCAGGCATTGTTAGCGCAAGCCGCCAACATCTTCTTAAACCCAAGGAGCTTTGTAAGTCCCATGTTAAAACACAGTTCTACCAGTACACTTTGCCTGACGACATCGCACCCAACAAACCAAGGATATTCTTCTATTTCCTTTTGTGCGTTAGCTAACTGCCACTCGAGTATCTTCTGTGCGAGTTCCTGCGAAACACCAGAGTCTACGTTAAAGCCGTAGCCAATAGTGAGGAACCCTCTTGTGTCTCTATACGCTACAGCAGAAAAGCCTTCGTTAACTTTCGTTCGTTCGAGTGCGATGTCGTAAGCGTTCATTAATGTCTACCTGAAATAAAGGATGCAATCACTTCAGAAACTACACCGATAGCTGCGCCGATACTCGCCACAACCCATAAAGCCCCCTTGCCTTTCTGCATTGTGTTATTGAGATCGTCAACAGTCTTTTCGATCTTGTCTATTGATTCCTTAAGTTGTTTAAGGATTTCATCTTGTCTAGCTTGTCCTTCACGCAACTCAGACACATCCCTCTCCAGGCTGTGTATACGCATCGGATGAGTGCCCAATGCTACGTCCATACTAAGCCTCCGGCTTAGACAGATCTGCTACTGCAGTTGTTACCTTGGTTCCAAACTTTTTGTTAACGAACCAACCAGTAACAACACCAACTAAGTAAACAAGAGTAATGGTAAGCATAATCGACTCCTAGGTTTTTGGGACAATTGCCTTTTGACTCAGTTCAAATCGTAAATTAGCTGCCATCCTGTTGGCAGACCCTTTGCAAGGGCATCGTTTACAAACGCTCCGTTTGGCGTAGTAAGTCCAAATGTAACTGTTCCGCTGCTCGCTGTTAGTGTAGCCCACCCAGACAACACATTACCCGAGGAGGTGATAGGGCAAGGAACAATAACAGTTCTGTTTGGCTGTAGTGCCGCCGGCAAGCCGGTAAACGTAAACGCAGTAGAGTTACTTGTGATAGTAAACGCAGTCGTAATTTTAAGGCAAACACGCTGACCAATAATCGAGTAGCTTATGCCGCCGGTCGGAGTTGTTGTGCCGCCCGTTAGCGTAGCATTAAACACACTCAAACTTGTGTAAGCAATCGTAGGAGTAAACCCAAGCCAAGTGTTGGTAGCGTACTGCAGCAACCTCATAGTTGTATACGCAGGTACGTTAATGTATCCTGAAATTCCTGTGCTGTAAGCATACAACGTAGACAGGCCTGACGTACTGATAGTAACAATACCGGAGCTGTTATTTACAACTTCAATAACAGTCCCGACGGGGAACGTCACACCTGATGTAAGATTAAACCCGTTACCAGCTACTGTATTTACAACAGTTGCGTTTGCGTCAGTGACAGCAAAGTTATATGGTGTTGGGCTATACAGCGTGCTGATGACGTTAATGTTATTTGTCAAGCCAAAATAACCATTGCCGGTTATGTTCCCTGTTAAAGCAATGCCACCGCCAATACTTGCGCCACCACCAACAACGCTAAGATAACTCAGGTTTGTAATAGACCCTGTGATCACTGAGCCAGGTATTGTCGGAGAAGCTGTAACAGAAGAACCCGAGCCAAGCAAGTAACCTGTTGCCGTAGTTAACCCTGTGCCTCCTTGCGCGACCGACATAGGTGCGTCTGAAGTTAGTGCTGTGCGTGCCGCTGACTTGGTAGTCGCGTTACCAAACACAGTCGTATTCAGAATGTCAACACCGTTAAGCCACGCAGCACTTAGTGTCGGGCCTACTTTATCTACAAAGTTTTGCAATGCCATAATAAACCTCAGTAATAGTAAATGTTTTCTTCGGGACTGATATTAGACCTGCCCGGAACCGAACAGCCAGGCATTGCATAAGCAGGTACTGCAGACTGCCCGTTGAACGTACACAAGTAAACTAACGTATCTACTTGACGCTGTGACCAAGGCACAGTAATAACTTCTCGTACACCACGAACAAAGTCTTGTGGTTGCCGAGGTTCGTTATGCTCTGGGCATCGCCACAGACCTTGCCAGTTCTTTGTGAGCATAGAAGCTTTTCGCTTCCTCCCGCACATCGAACAGGCGGCATTATAATCCCCTGGTGCAAAGAAATTATCCATAGCGCATACCTACTGCGTAGCCGTGTTTTTGTAGCAACGGTAAATCTTCTTCAAGCCGCTTGCCGATGTCAGTTCTAAACATGATATTGGAAGCCCACTTAATATCCCAGGCAACATCGTACATACGCTGTGCTGCCAACTTAACCGTGCGACCTGTACCGGTGACAACCATAACGTAAGTGCCACCAGTCTGCTCTGTCTCTACTTCTTTAACTTTCCCATCAACAAGCATCGGAGACATCCCGCGCTGTGTTTGTTGGAAGTGCAGGTGTTTGTAGTTCTGTGGCGTTATCCCTCGGATGGGGTATCCTGCCCAGTCTTTGTGGGGGTCTGCGGATCTGGGGAAGTCTCCGTGTGTGAGAACAAGTCCAGCTGCAACATCGGTCGAAACTTCGAGCGTGTCTCTTCCCTGAAGAAGATCGAGCATCCATTCAATAGGGTCGTTCTTGATGAGTGCCTGGCGGATGTTGAAGTCCGGCCATCCGAGTCTAACAGTGAACTCAAGCGGCCACGGAGTTCCTCGTTTATCGACGATGCAGTTAACGCTACAATCTCCAACATAGTTCACCATGTGTAGGTAATCTGTAAGGGGCTCGAGGAGCATATCAAACAGCTTTGATTCTGTAACATGGCGAATGACTGTACCCATTTCACCAGTGTTTTCCCCGAGGTCATCGTTAAGAAACTTTTTGTGCTCGAATGACTCTTCAATTGCTGCTGACCAACCGCCAGGGCCAAACCAACCAGCAATACCAACTTCAACACCTTCAACAAGTTCCTGCAGCATCAACTCGCCTTTGAACAGGCCATCCTTTTCCCACTTCATCAGGGTAAAAATTGCGTCGTCTGGAGATTTGCAAACGCAGGTCATAGCTTTATCTGCTGCTCCTCCCCAAGGTTTCATAGCGTAACCTGTCTCCGTTTTAACTATGTGGTTAATAGCTTCTTTAACGGATGACACAACTGTATATGGTGCAGTTTTAATTCCGTACTTCTTAAGTATTTCTTGACCTTTGCCGCGGTCTAGTTCTAGCTCAGCGGCTTTAGGATTGGTACCAAAGATAGGATACCCTCTTCCAAAGTACTTGTCAAGTCCATTTGGGTAGTCGCAATTGCCCGTAAGAACAATTAAGTCTGCCCAGTCCATAGAGTCTTCCCACTCACGGACTTTTTGAATGATACCCTTACCGCCGTAGTGGGGTGTACCAGACCAGTACCTAACCTGATGCCCAGAGTCTTGTGATCGAACGCACAGGTTGATGCCCATGCCGTCGTCACCTTTCATATCCATCACAAGTAGTTTCATTGTGGAGGCTCGTAGTTGTCGCGGAGGTGTTCTTTGTTAGACCGCTTGAGGTAATCTTCTTGCTGATCTTCAGACATCTCGTTCCAGTGTTTATCGAGAATCTTTTTCTGCTGTCGCCAGTCAAGCTGACCAAACAACGTAAGCGTAGGATCTTCTCCCTTGCCTACCTTCTTATCCAGCTTCGCGATCTCGTTATCAGTCAGGTCGTACTTGAATTGAATAGCATCAAGCATACGATCGTAGTCGTCAGGCGAGTCTTGATACTTACGCAACTCATGCACTTCGTCAGAATACGCAGCATTCTCATACGGAGTCAACGGACGGCCGTGATACTTCTGGAACGTCTTTTTAATGTCAGTCACAAACTCTGGCTGCGTAGCGTACTTTGGTGCTTCGTTAAACCCAGCAAAAGACAATGCTTTTGCTTTAACTGAATCAGCCGCCGACGACTTCTGCATAGCAATTGGCTGGTTTTCTTTTAGCAAGGCACCAACTGTTTGCTTTAGCTTCTGGTATAGAGTCCCGTCAGGATCACGAATCTCTTGCCCCAGGCTATTAACGCCCGTTGCAACTTCCTTCATGGTGCTCCAAACACCTGAACCTTTGGCCTCAACCAAGTCTGTCATACCTGCCATCAATCCTTCAGCTTTAACGTGCTTCATAATCGAAGCAATTTCTCGCGTGAAGAATGGTGTATTGACTCGCTTGGGTGTGCCGTCAGAATTCATCTCGCCTGTGCGAGGATAGAAGTAATCTTCTCCCGTAGGCCACATATTAGACAAAGCCTTACTCATCAACCCCGTTACAGCCGTCGCCATTGCTACATAGAACGCAGCAAACAACGCACGATCGAGTTGACCTGTTCGCGCCTTCTCTTGCAAGCCACCCTTGGTAAACGGAGCCTTTACAATCTCAACACCACCACCACCATACTCTCGAATAAAGCCAACCTGCCAACCAAGGGATAGTGTGTTAAGAACCGCCAGATCTTTAACCCATCGGTTAATAAACAGCGTGTCGTAGGACATCTCACCAAAGCGATTGTCGACCGACTTAGCAATCTTGCGGAAGGTTAACCGACGTTTGTCTGTGTTAGTTACAAGTTCCGGGTTAAGGTGCAGTGCTGTTGCAATGTCTTTTGTATACGCAGCAATTTTCATATTCGGAATCCAGATGTGAAACATCGGATACTGGAATGCTGCAAGTGCTGCGCTGAAGGTTCTTGTTGTTGCCTTCAGATACTCGCCCCTTCGCATAGCCTGTGCAAACAGATCCATGCCGTTCATTCGATCTTGCGACGACATACCAGGAACAAGGCCACCTTCGTTCATGTACGTCAGTAACAATTGATCGCTTTGTGAAAGCTTCGTTGCGTCTAGCTTTCCGTAGTACGCTTGCAGGATTCGGTTTGCTGAGCTGCTCCACAAACCTGAGCCAGGAATCAAACCAGTTGCAACGTCCTTCAACCAAGCCTTAGGACTGATGCTACCTGCAAGCAAAGACTTACTCGCGCGGGTAAGCGCGGCTGCGTTATTGATAACTGATCCAACGTGCATAGCGTGGAACAAACCAAACAAACGCAAAGGTACAATGTGGTTCTTAATCCCCATCATCCCACGGTAAGCATCACCTGCAATGCCGCCGGCACTCCACAAAGATTTGGAGTCGAAAGCGTTGTGAATAACCTGATACGTTTGTTCTTCAACCCAGTACCGCTTACCGTTAGGCGCACGGCGTGGGGTTGCCGCAAAACCTTCAGGACGATCAGTTAGGTTTTCGCCACGCTTGCCTGTTTCAATCTTAACTGCCAGGCCACTACGTTCCAGATCCTGCAGCATCTCGATCTGCATATGAGCCACGTTGGAAGCGTGGTCACGCGCGAGGAAGATGTCTTCAGGGTTTTTGTACCGCGGGACATAGCCATGGTCAACCAGCTCCTTAAACGTCCTACCAACACGATCCTTCATAAAGTAAGGATCGCCCCACTTTGTACCATATCGCTTAGTAAGTTCAAACGATACTTGTTCTGGGTCTTCGAACAAGTGGCTGATGTAGTTTTCTTGCGGCTCGTAGTTAATTTTAAGTTCTTTATCTCGAGCTGCTAAGTCTCCCATCCAGTTGCGGTATGCTTCGGCGGCTGCACGCAGCGTAGGGTCAGTAAACGCTTGACCAGTTTCAAACTTGTCAATGAAGTCCATGCCCTGGTTGAGGTTTCTATCCCAGAACGCACGTCGCTCCGCTGATCGCCCAATCGTTTGAGCATCGCGAGATTTCATTGTGGTAAGCGACTTTGCGATGTGAGCAGCCGCCAGCTGTGCGTTTTTACCTAAACCTTCTGGTGCAATGTTGCGGATGATCTCCTCTGTGTATGCAGCGATCTTTCCTGTAGCTGTACGAATAGCCGGTACTGTGTTGGCGGCATCTTTAACATACGAGAACGCCCGTTCAAACGGAGACTCATCAGGCCCAAGTGCTGGTGCGGCTTTAGGTGCAGGGCCAGGATCAACACCATCAAGAGCATCTCGAACACTTGCAGACAACTGGTTTAGCGGAATCGCTGTTACTGGTCGAGGGGACATTACTTCGCTGATGTTGCTGCGAGCAATACGACGCTCGTCTCCATTACCGAAGTCTACTATGTGCTGAAACATTAAACCTTCGTTAGTTGAGATAGGTGCTGAGTGCCCTACAACAACAGCTTTGGTTGGCTCCGGGTACCTAAAGCCATGTGAAGCCATTAGGCGAGTTCCAATAGGAAGCCTCGGTCCAAAGCCTGGAAATGCCGGAACCATTTTGTTTGAGTTATCAAGTCTCTCAGCCGCATTGTCAGCTTGTAAACGCCTCCATTGAATTTCGTCATATTGTTCCTGAATCTTTTTTCGTAGTTCAGGATCTCTTTCTTTGTTTTTACCCCAAAGCTTTTGGCCTAAAGAATCTTGTATTTCCTTAAGACGCGCACGATCCGCAGTCATCTCCGGCTTTTTAGAAGCCTTAGTAATTTCCCTGATCCGGTTCCACCATTCGCCTTTAAACGCACCGGTAGCAGTTAATGCCGCCTGCTCCTTCATAACCTCTTGGCCATGATGGAATACTTCGTCAAGGAGCTTTGCCTCCTCAACTCCCTTAATACCAAACATTTCGCGAATAGCTTTCGCAACTTCGTTTACAAGTGGCAACTGAATCTTAAACCCAGGTGTTGCGTACTTCTCGCTCAGCATAAGCGTACGCTGGAAGATTGGGTTAGACATAGCCTCTGTAAGGAACTCGTCAACAGACTTGTTGTCTGGCCCAGCCTCATCATCAAGATGCTGAATGCCGCTGCTCTTTTGATGTACTTCAGAAAAACCGTACTGCGTATGGATGTCAACACCAAGGTCTTTAGCCATACGCTGAGCGCGTGCGTAAGCTTCGTTACGAAGTTCTCGCAACCTAACAACAGACTTATGATTCGGGAACAAGTACATAAAACGAGTTGTCGCTCCGTGGACAATCTCGTGAATAAGAGTTGCTGTACCTTTCCAGTCATTCATAAAGGACTTGCTCCAAAGCATCCTTATGAAATGAGGGCCAGCTGCATATTCACCTTCAGCACCAGGTGCCTTTGGTTTCTTCTTAAAAATGTCGAAGTCGTCAACGTGCTTGCGGATACTCTCCAACAAGCTCTTTAGTGCTGGATGGTCTGTGGCAGAAATCATCTCGTCAAGATAGTAATGCGCCGTTCCAACTAGCCCGTCGCTTCTACCAAGGATGTTTGCAACAGCTTGATACAGCGGTTTCATGCGGGTATGCAGATCTTTCCACAATCCATACGCAGCGGTTACTTGCTTACCTTCAGCGGTAAACAGCCGCTTGCCTACGGTAGACACAATCCCAGGTTTAGATTCTACATCACCTTCTGGCTTTCCTTCCTCGCTATGTACTTCGACACTAGTCATCTCACCTGTTTTAGGTTCAGGTGTTACGTTAGGATTAGCTTCACCAGTCTTGCCTGGGATCGAACGCAAAAACAAATTCTTGAGATGCGTGTCAACCGCGCTTTCGTCTTTACCAAAAGCAACAGCCAATCGTTCCTCAAGTCTCGGAGGACTTTTGTTAACAACTTGGTGTTGAACCCGAGGGTCATTAATCATTGCTTGACCATCGAGCGAACCGTACATAACCGGCTTGTACTCAAGAAGCGGAGGCGTTTCTGGTACGTTAACACGCGGAGGAGGTTTGCGCGAAAGTCCTTTGATAACAGTCTTAAGGTTAGGTGGCTCTAGTTCTTTTTCTCTAGCGCGCTGCTCATCCTTTTGCGCTTTGATCTTTTGCTTCTCTTGCGCTTTTGCAATATCCTCAAGCGGCTTTTTTGCTTCCTCTACAAGAGGAGCCCATCGCTTCTTAAGGTACTCAGCAAGTTTAGGATCAACCGGCTTAACAAAATCAGCATCAGGCTTTACTCCAGGCCCATGCTTTTCCTCAAGCTGTTCGAGCTTCTTTAGGTTCTCTGGGTCACGAAGAATCTCGGCGGCTTCCTTTGGTCGCGCACCAACTAGTGCACCAAAGCCGCCACCAATCAACGCATCCAGCGCAATTGCTGATGGCTCGAATACTTGGGACTGGTTGGCTAGTTGTGTGTAGCCACCATTTTTCAGAATCTCATGCTCTGCTTTTCGTCCTGCCATACCAAGCAAGACGTTTGATGTGCCGCCAGTTACAGCTTTTGTTACTATACCGGCACCAAAAGCCATAGGCATAACAATACCGGCTGCCATCATTGCGCCGGTTACAGCCGCCACATCAGTAGCAGTTTTGTCGTCTACCCCTGCTTCTTTAAGTTCTCTGTACTTTGCTTCAGTCTCTGTTGCGCCGACTACAGGTGCAGCCATCGGCCCACCTAGCAAAGCCTCTGAGCCAACCCTCGCAATACCCTGGATTGTCTGGTACATAAGACCAGTTGTTTTTGGATCAGGGTTATAAGACTTAACAACATCGTGAATGTGCGCTCGCCATTTTTCTTTAGCGACTTCTGCTTGTTCGTTATATTGCTTTAAGTCGGCGGCTACCTTTGGCTGCCCAAAAGCCGCAAACACTTCTGGTCGTCCCATGCCAGCGGTTTCTGGAGGGCCAATTGGAGAGTGCGACATCAACGACGCAACTTGTCCTACGCCTTGGCTAACGCCCCTACCAATTGGGCCAAGTGGATCTTTAAACCAATTGCTAGGTTCAAGACCAGCAAAGAAAGAAGGAGAAGAAGAAGAGGAAGAAGAAGCTTTAGAAGGAGAAGCCATCAACTCATCAAGCGTTCTCCCGCCAGAAGACTTAGCGGGTTTAGCGGGAGATGTCTGTGCCGCCGATTTGCTAGTGCCAGAATCGGGCGCCATCAATTCATCTAAAGTAGCTGGCATCTTTATTCTCCGTCAGTATTTGTATCGGGATCATCAACGTCAGATCCGCGATACCTTGCGGAACGCTGGTTGTACTCCTCCTGTGTCCAATACTTATCTCCGTCAAAGAAAAACAACTGACCCCTGATAGTACCCCATTGACCAGCTTTCCATTTCTGGTTAATCTCTTCTTTTGTAAACGGCTTGTTGGTTGTCGGATTGTTGGAATCAAAGTCAAGCGGCTTGTTTTGACTGCCTGGGCCTTCGCGTCGAGGACGACCCACGCCGGCAAGCTTACCAGACTTTTCCAGATCCTTAACCGCGGCGTCCCAAGATTCTTGTTCGGTCATACCGCCAGCCATATACTTGTTTGCAATAATAGCAACATCCTTGCCAAGCTTCTTTGCAACACCTTTATCCATTGAAGGGTACTTGTAAAGGATCTCGTCGGTACCTTTAGTAACGTCAAGACTTTTAACTTCCTTGACGTTGCCTCCGGTTTTCCTAAGAACATCAGCGCGTTCTTTATCTAAGCCCGCTCTTGCTCTATCAGCCTCAGCTCGGGCTGAATCAAGCTGTGCGTCTGCGTCAGCTTTTCTAGCTAGCGCATCGTCCTTTTTTGCGGCAGCTTTATCCAATGCGGATCGCGTGCTGTCTTGAACTTGCGCCACAAGTTTAGGTATGTCAGCCCCTGGCTGCATACCAGCATTGATAAGGTTTCTTACAACTGGATCAGCGGTATTAATACCACCCTGACCAAGACGAGCTTGCCAAAACGAAAGCCAGTCTTGTGGTGTTTGGATGTTTGCTGCTCCCATTTGGTTCGCAAACAAAGTTAAATCTTTAACACGAGTTTCTGAGTTTTTGTACGCTACCTCAGCATCATCCTTTTTTAGCGTACCAATCTTGGACATGATGTCTAGTGCTTGCTCGGGACGACCGGCGGCTGCCGCAGCCTTAGCATAAGTCTCCAGCGTGTCGTAAGACCCTATCGGAGCTGCTGGCGCTGCAGGCATCCCCGGAGTATCTTGAC